AGCATGGAACCAGACCTGATAACTAAAAAATCAAAATCGGTAGCGGTCGCTCCCGAACGCTACTGACACGAAAGGAACCGAGATGCCTGCAATAGTTAATGCCTCACAGCTAAGACAAATTTTGGGTGTCTCGGTTTCTTTATATTCGGACGCACAGCTTGATTCATTCATTGATTCCGCTGAGCAAACAATTTTGCCTTTACTTACGCAATACCAATCATCGGTGACTTTTGCCAATGTGGATAATGCCGTCATTTATTTCACAACTATCCGGCCAAATTATTTTGTGCCGGGGCAATCTGTCATTGTTACCGGGGCCGGAACCTATAATGGCACTTACACAGTCACCGATGATCGTATTGAGCCATTTACATTTACAGCGGCCACAGCTGCCGCGGATCGCACATATCCATTGCCATTTATTCCAAGCGCACTAGCTACATTGAGCGGATCATCAGCTGCACAACTTTATGCAAGCACACCACCCATTGAAAACGCAATTTTGGTTGTTTCGGTTGAGATTTTCCAAAGCATCACAGCTCCCGGCAATCAAATTATGTCAGACACATTCCAGCCGCAACCATTTATTTTAGGCCGAAGCCTTACAAATAGAGTCGTTGGGCTACTTGGGCCATTTTTGGATGTTGAGGCAATGTGCCAATGACAATTGAAGCTGACATCAGAACACCATTGCAAACAACACTTTCCACAATTGCTGCCAATGTCTATAACGGCATTCCAGAGACAATGACTAGCCCAAGCATTGTTTTAATACCGGGAACGCCGTATCTCGAAAGCGTTTTAATCAATGGCGCAACAACTAAAGTAAAAATCAATCTAACTGTTACTGGTGTTGTTGCCTATATGAACAACGCAGCGGCTTTAGACAATTTAGAACAATTGATGATTGACATCATCAGCACAATGCCCGATGGATACGAAGTCGGCGATGTGAATCAACCTCAATCATTGGAAGTCGGTGCAGGTAAATACCTCATTGCCGATTTACAAGTTAGCACCTACTACACCAACTAAGGAGAAATCATGCCAACAACTATCGTGACCGGCAGAGATATCACATTCACCATTGAAGGTGATTCGTATGATGCTCAGGCCACATCCGCAATTCTAACTATTGATTCAACAATCAATACATATCAAACACTTTCAGGCAAGGCATATTACACCACCGATTCTCAAGGCACTTTTGCTGTTGAGATGCTTGCCGATTGGCCAGCTGGTGGATCATTGTGCAATGCGCTTTGGACAGCGGCAGACACAGCACCAAACACACCATTGAGCGTGTCATTTACAGCTGCAACAGGATCGGTTTTTGCATTTGATGTTCAACCGGTATTCCCATCAGCCGGTGGCACAGCACCAGATGCACAAACTGTTTCATTGTCATTTACCTGTGTGACCACGCCAACACTATAAAAAGGAGATCGGGAGCATGAAATTACCAATAACGATTGAGTTTGTTTCGGGGGATAGCGCAACATATACCGCGCTACCACCGGAATGGATGAAGTGGGAACAAAAAACAGGAAACACGATTCAGCAAGTAGCCGAGAAATTGGGAATTGCCGATTTGATGTTTTTGGCGTATCACTCAATGAAGCGCGAAGCAGCTGGTAAAACTGTTAAGCCATTCGAGGTGTGGTGCGAGACTGTTACGGACATCAGCATGGGAGAAACCGAACACCCAAAAGTTACGAGCCGGGAACAATAAACCGGATTATTTGGGAATTGGCCATCACCACCGGATTGTCACGATCAGAGTTTCAAACAGCGGAAGATGTTTTAACTGTGTATGACATTTTGAGGAGGCGCAATGGCAACTAAATCATCCAGAGACACCGGCACCTTTTCATTTACTGTTGAGCCTTTAGAATTAAAAAATCTTTTTAGGCTTTTGTCTGCATTGCCAAAAGAAGTCCAAGATCAAGTAAGAACCGAAGCTCAAACTATGTCAAAAAGGCTTGCCGGGCAATTGATGCAATTTGGCCTTGTATCTCCAACACCGCAAGCAAAATTGGTAACGGACTCAATTACCACACCACGCGACCGGCTTATTCGTGTTGATATTGGTGGCACAAAGCAGGTTGGCCGCAAGTATGGCGGGAAAACAGGTAAAGGTGGCAAGCGCACAAATCAATCACGAGCTGCTGCTGGAACGCTTTTATGGGGATCAGAATATGGCTCCCATCCCGGCATTGATAGAGCCGGCAGAAGATACACAAACAGATTTACGGCTCCAGCAAATCCAAGCGGTTATTGGATAACACCAGCTGTTGATTTTTACACGCCGGTGGTGGCCAAAGAGTATATTGCAATGGTTCAAACACTTATTAGAGCGAACGGACTAGATTAATGGCAAAAATTCCAAAAGTCACAGTCACCTTTGATGCTGATCTAGATTCATTAAAAAAAGGCGTTAAAGGCGCAACAACCGAGGTTGATTCATTTGGCTCAAAGCTAGGCGATTTTGGCAAAAAGGCTGGATTAGCTTTTGCAGCTGCCGGTGTAGCTGCTGCTGCCTATGCCAGCAAATTGCTTATTGATGGTGTGAAATCTGCCATTGCTGATGAAGCTGCGCAAACCAAATTGGCCACCACATTGGAAAATGTCACCGGTGCAACAAATGCTCAAATCAAAGCCGTTGAGGCGCAGATACTTAAAACATCTTTATTGACTGGAAAAACTGATGATGAGCTTAGGCCATCGTTAGATCGGTTGCTGAGAAGCACAAAAGATATTACTAAGGCACAAGAATTACAGGCTTTGGCGTTAGATATTTCGGCAGGCTCTGGCAAATCTTTGGAGGCCGTTTCAAATGCGCTTGCAAAAAGTGCCGAAGGTCAGAATACAGCTCTTGGAAAACTAGGCGTTGGCATTAGTGCAGCCGAACTCAAAACCATGTCATTTGAGCAAATTACAGCTAAGTTGGCTGGTACTTTTGAAGGTCAAGCATCAAAGCAAGCTGATACTTTTCAAGGCAAAATGCTGAGATTAAATGTGGCATTTGATGAAGCTAAAGAAACTGTTGGATCATATGTGCTTGATGCACTTACACCATTGCTCGAAGGCTTTGTGAATAAAGGCATCCCAGCGATTACTGATTTTGCTAATAGCTTAGGCAAAACATTGGGGCCTGTTTTTGCAGATATTTTTAAAGTAATTCGGGATGATTTATTGCCTATTTTAACTACATGGTGGAGATTTTTATACAATGAAATTATCCCAGCAATTGCCTCAGTTGTCGGTCCAATCCTTGCTGGATTGAAAAGCGCATTTGATTCAATCAAAACAGCAATCACAAACAATTCAGCTGAATTGCAACCATTCTATGATGCTCTTGCTAAGGTGTGGAGTTTCATCAAAGAATATCTTGCACCTCTTTTGGGTGGAGCTTTTAAAATTGCATTGCAAACCATAGGCACGCTCGTTGGTGGTCTTGTCACGGGCTTTTCAAAGCTTGTTGGCTTTATTTCTAGCACAGTTACCAAAATCAAAGAATTTGTTAATTTTGTTAAAGATAACCCGGTTACGCGCTTTTTCTTTGGTGATTCAAATGACAAATCCTTAAAGGTTGGCGCAGGCTTTGATGCTGGATCAACAGCTGACACCGGAGCCGGATTTGGTGGCGGTGGCACAACAGCACCTAATTTTGATACCGGTGGTGGATTATTTGAAGCACTAGGTTTAGGCGGTGCAGGCGTATCTCGAAACTTTACATTGCGACAATTGAAAAATATGGGCATCACTCAAGAAATTGCAAATCAATTAGCGGCAGAAGATGTCGTAAGAAATGCGAAAATGCAGGCTCAAATTGATGCTAGATCATCTCGCCCAAGCATCAATGTGACAGTCAATGGCGCGCTTGATGCCGAAGGCACAGCACGCACTATTGTAGATACGCTCAATAATTCATTTTATCGTGGCACTGGTGGATCCAATAATTTGGTCACGGCATGACAATTTTTAATCCAATTTGGCGCGTTAAAATTGCAAGTATTCAATACACAAATTATGTGTTGGCCAACCTTTCCACCACATCAGGTCGCACAAACATTTATGAGCAAGCAA